CTTTGGTGCAAACCGGCCGTGCTCATCACGGGGTTGTCCGGTTTCCTGAGCTTGCGGCTCAGACGCATCAGTCATAGCGGAATCAAACAAAGCCTCATCATCGTCGGCCATAAGCCTACGTCCTTTCGCTTATCGTGCGATTTACGATCCACCCCCGTGACGGCGGGGCGCCCCGATACCGCGTATCGTGCGGCTTACGAAACTCGTTGCAGGAATTGCTGCGCTGTCAGCGCGCGATCTTCCTCGGCATTGCGAGCGTCCTGCGCCATCTTAATGGGCGCCATTAACGCATCCTGTTCTGTCTTGCGCGCCGCAGCTCGAGCCTGATCGACCTTCGCATAAATCGCATCAATCTCTGCCATAGCCTTGGCATTCTGCAATTCAGGCGGCAATTCGTACCCGCTAGGCTGCAATGGCCTCATTTCAGGACGCCACGCCTCACCAGCCTTTGCAAGGTTGAGTGCGGTTTTTGACTTGGTTTCCTCAATCTTGGCGGCCTCGCCTTCGATCAAGAGTTGCTGTTGCGGTCCCGGCTGCTGCGCCTGCTGGATCATTTCCAGCACCTTCTTTTTCGTGCGGCTATCAATGCCGGGCGAAAGTTCGATCAAGACCGCAGGAGGCACGTTGCCGCCAGATTGAGCCAACGCCAGCAACGCATCATACGTATCAGCCATCATGTTAATCGTATCAGGCCCTTCGTCGATGATAATATCGACATCGAGAGAACCGATACCGTTAATAACGGTAGGCAGACCAGTTGTCGGATCAACACCAATGCCATTGATCTGGATAAACTGAGCTACGTTATCATCGTCGGTCACGCGAATCCAACGCTCAGCGGACCAATGACGTTGGATTGCATTCCAGATTGCGCGGTAAACCCTGATTTTCCATCCACGATAAGCAGAGATGTACGGTCCTAGCTCAGCAATACCCGCCTGCTGCAAAAGCTGGATCGCACGTCCTGATTGCTTTTCGACGCCCTGCCCAAGAACCGCAGGATTAGGCCCGAAATTCTCAATTTCCGCCTTGTCCTGCGAGAGCAATTTATCCCAGCCGGCAAAGTCAAAGCTCTGATCGTCCGCTTTGATTTCACCACCTGGATTAGCGATCACAACTCCATCGGGACGCGCCCATTCAGCGCGGACTTTCTCAACATCCGAGACCGCGCCGTTCGTCATAATCAACCGGCGCGATGCAAGAATGTGGTTAAGCTTCATCTCCTTGAAGTTGATCGAATCCTGCTTGGACCGCATGTTGCGGACAAAGCCATAACGATCACCATCGTGATCCACATTGCAAGAGTACATGATGTACTTGCAGAGCGTCTTGCCTTTTTCGTCGTGTAGGTAAGACTTACCTTCCATCAACACCGTCGATCCGGTGAAGATTGAGTAGCACCATTCTCCTTTGTGCTTGTACCAGCAATCGACAAGACGGACGCTCTTGCGCGTCGAATCAAACCACTTATTCTCGCGATCCGGGCTCGTCGTCAGTTCGGTGCCGTCCTCAATCGAGGCATCAATTTCGTCAGCCTTGTCTGGAAACAGTTCCTTCGCTTCATCAACATCAAGCCATTTCGACACACCCATATAGCGCGCGTCAGAAAAGTCAGCCCGATAGCTGCGCGGATCGTAGAAGAACGTGTCCGGTTCTACGATTTCAAACCCAATGTCCTTGTCCGTTCCGGTGTCACCTTCGACAAGCTCAATTTCAATTCCGCCGATGCCATCGATTGCACCGTCGCGTGCAACTTCGGCTGATTTCATCTGCCATTCTTGCTGATCGAGAACATACCTAATGCAGGCCGTTGCGAGGTCAGCACCATCCTCATGCCGAGGCGTGCGAGGGAACGCTTTAGGGTCTTGTCGTAACCGATCAAGCAATCCGACGACGCCATCGATCTTTCGGCCGATACGATTGACCGTCTGTATCGGTTGCTTACGCTTTTTCAGAATTTTGATCTGTTCGGCTGTCCATTGCGCGCCATGATAATAACGGCGCGCAACCTTGGCCTCATCAATTTCCTCGCGCTTATTCCCGAGATAATCGGTATAGGCACGTTTCAGCTTATCCAGACCCCAATAATCCCCAGCAATGGTCTTGCGCTGCGAATTGCCCGGCTTAGCGTCTGCCGTTGGCGTGCCCGCGCTGTAATCAGCTTGCATCAAGCAACCATCCAGAGATTGTCAGCATCTTCTGTTTCGCGCTCGCTGTATCCGCTCTGATCTTCCTTCGGCGGGGTCTTCTTTATAGGCTCGCCCGCCAACATCATGTCGAGCAGTTGCCCGACAAGACCCAGCGCGTCCACCTGGTCGTCATGCTTGCCGGCGGGGAAGCTAAGAAGCTCTGACCGCAGATTTGGAAACCACGGCGCAAACTGATCGACGTATAGTCCGTTCATCGCCATCATGCCGCGAATGGACTGCGCACGTTGTGCCTTGTCGCCCCGTGTCGGAAACGTTTCGCGATACACAAACGCATTGCGCTCACGCATCCGCCGATCAAGGAATGGCCCCACACCTGCCTTGATCTGCCCCTGTTCTTCTGCCCAGCCTATCGGCTTCCATTTCAGGACCAGATCACAGAATGCATCAATCCAAACATCGGACGACGCCTGCCTGCGCCACAAGTCCAGCAAATACATTCGGCCATCTGGATCGAGCCCAACAACGACATGGACTGTGTAGTCGCCGCCGTCCGATGTGACGGCATAGTCCGAACCGCCGTAAACCCTGAGCGTGCGCAAGTCCGGCAACTTGTCTACATGCCGCAGCCATTCGGCCCTGAAGTAGTCGCCTTCTTCTGGTGCTGGCCGCTGCTGATAAAGCGCGGACCATGTTCGCGCTGGCGTTGTCTTGCGCAATTCTATTAATTGCTGGCCGTAACCGTAATCATCATCCCATAGTGGCGTGCCAGGAGCGCGTCCTAGCGGATCGTTATCCTCGGCTATCGCGGGAAGACTTAGAACCTCCCATTGGGAATGATTGAGTGCACGACCTGCAAGATCATCTTCGTGCCAGCGCGTTTGAATCAAAACCTCACGCGCTCCTGGCACAAGTCGCGTACGAAAATCGTTGATGTACCAATCCCAGATACGATCCCGTATCAGTTCCGAATCTGCATCCTGTCTTGACCTGATCGGATCGTCGATGATGCCAAGCTTGGCGCGAAATCCAGCGATACCAGTTCCAACGCCGGCCGCGTAATATTCATCTCCGTTTGAGAGTGACCATCGCCCAGCTGCTTGGCTGTCCGGCGACAGCGATAATCCGAGAACAAACGAATGTTCGGAAATCAGGTTGCGAACGCGCCGTCCCCACTTTTCGGCAAGCTCAGTCGTATGCGACGCGGCGATGATATTGCCGCCGTCTTGTGCCAAGAGCCACGGCGGGAACAGCACGCTGGCGTAAGTGGACTTGGCAGAGCCTGGCGGCATAAAAATAGCGAGCCTTTTGATCTCGCCACGCGCGACAGCCTCCAGCTTGTCGATAACCAGTTTATGATGCGGGGCGGGGTTAAACCCGCAATAGCGGCTCCACTCAGTGAGTGACCGGCGAATCGCCCGTCTCGAGAGCAGCTCCTTCGCCGCCTCCGAGCGCGATATGCGCGAGCTCATCGTCTGCGAGTTCTTTCGCGATTGCCTTGCGCACCGTCATATCGACGGTCTGCGACGGCTTGCCCCAGCCACGGTCGAGCAAGGCTGTAGCGGCGGACACGCGAGCGGCAGGAGGGGCCTCAGGCTGTTGCATGATGCCGGCAAGCGTTTTGATCGCGCTTTCGGTGTAGCTGCGCGCTAAAGATCGGATATCTGTCGGTGCTTTAGCCATTTACGCTAATTTGGTTGTCTGATCTGATTTACAAAAATAGGCCGCCAGGTCTGGGCACCTGACGGCCTTAAATCTGAACTCGGGTGTCACTTGTCTTATACCGTTTTCATCCCTCTGCGCAGGATCGTATTGCGGACTTGGATGCCCTCCGAACTGTCGGAATCGACCCAGCGATGGCCGTCCCAAATCACAACGTAGGTCACAGCATAAGAGGTTTCATATGGTTTGGCAGTCGCCGCGCGATAATGGTGGGCCACCTCACCGTAGATCGGACTGTGTTGCGGCAATTGGTCATCCGGCGCAGCGGCCGCTTCTTTCGCGATCATCGCAGCGGTCGGCGCAGCCTAGGCGCATTCCCCCACCTACCCGAATATGGGGTGTTTGCTCGCGAGTCGTCAAGCCCCTCTGACTCGCGACCTAACTTTTCCTGCCATTCGCGAGACCCCAAAACTCCGCCAATTCGTCCAAGCAATCGAAGAACATCCTCCGGACGAAGGCAACCTCACGTTCGGCGCCTCCGCTTGTGAGCGTTTTGAACCTGTCGCGGTTGACGAGCACACGCCGAACCAGCGCCTCCCCGCGCCGCCCAAGCACTCGGCCAGCCTCCGACAATTGACGCACGGCGTCAATCTGACGATCCGTGATTGCCTCGGCCATTCCGCCGCCGTCAACGGGCTCCATGGTCGTGTCCATGGCCCTGACGCTGCCGATCTGTGATAGCTCGACGTAGCGTTCGTAACGCCTTCCGGCCTGGAACTGGGCCTCATCGATCTCGCCTCGCACCCGCAGGTGGCGCAGGATGTCGTCGCGGAGCGAGACGGTGACCTCCAACCTCTTGCCTGGTTCCAGCGGATCATCGACGATGGCCGATGCGGTTGAAGCGCCGCCGATGCGGCGGTCGTAATCGGCGGCGCCGTGGTCGTAGGCGTTCTCACGGCGTGCTGGTTTTGATTTGCGCATTCCCGTTCCCGTCATGGCGAGCATTGCCTGCTCCTGGTTGCCGTTTGTTTCGTTTGCGCCGGGGCCGCGCCAAGCGGCCCGGCGCTATACGTAGTATAGGGAGACTTCCGCAAGCCAACCTCCGCAATGATTTCAATGACTTACGAGGCAACTTCCGCAACTTCCGCAAACACTTCCGCATAATGATTTCAATGACTTACAAGGCAACTTCCGCAACTTCCGCAACAACTTCCGCAACGGGAACCTTGGCTTTTTGGACCACTTTTAGGCCCTTGAGCTTGGAGTTTCTATTGGCGGTTGCAGTGGTGAGGACGCCGTTGATGAGCCATGTCTGGATCATATGTGCGGCAGTTTTCGCCTTGATCCCGAATTTCACCTTCAGGTGCTCGGGGGCGTATCGGCCCTCGCTTCTGGTCTGGGCCGCATTGGACCACGGTACCCCTGACGCCCACGCTTCTGCGATGGCGTCCAGGATTTGCTGACACACCTCTCTAGATGGCCAGCCTTCGCCCTCGGCTGAGGCTTCTGCCATGCCGGTGACGACGAGACTGCTTTTCGGTTTGTTGAGGTCGATTTGTTCGCTTGCTTCTGTGGTGATCTGGATTTTTTCGATTGTCAGGATTCTTTGCCAGCCGTCTTCTTCGTCTTTGAGCTTTTCGCAGGTTATGGTGATGGGTTTTACGCCTTTGTCTTTTTCGAGTTTGAATACGAAGTCACCGGCTCCTCTGAGCACGGTTGATCCTCGCAGGTCGCCACTTTTCCCGGCGTGGTGAACACCGATAACGCCCGCCTCTGTGGCCCTTCTGAGCCTGTCGCAAGCCTGGATGAAGATGGTCATCTCCTTCTGGAGATTTTCGTCTGCACCAGGCAGGACGCGAGAGACGGTATCGACTACGATGAGCCGATAGTTTTTGCCGCGTGCTTTGACGGTTGAAACCAGCGCTTCTACGCAAGCCTCATCCATAAAGGACAACGCGGCGGTTACGATCTCAAACCCTTCAGGGTCGTCGATCAATCCGTGATGTTGTTTGAAGGCATCAACGCGGTCAACGATGCCGCGTCCGCCTTCTTGCAGGATGTAGAGAATCGGGCCGGGCCGTTTGATCGGGACGCCATGCCAGGCAGTCATGCCGTAGGCAAGATGCAGGCACCAGTCGAGCACGGTGAATGATTTTCCGCAGCCAGGGTCGCCATAGACAAAGCCGAGTGAATCGGCCGGAAGCCAGCCATCGAGAATCCATTCCAGCGGCGGCAATGAGCGCAGATCGCTGATCTGAATGACCGGGATCGGTGTTGCGGCGGGCTTGGCTGGTTCGGTTGCCGTTTTGATGATGTCGTGTGGGTCGCCGCCTTGCGCGATATGGTCTGCGGCATCCCATTTGTCGGGGCGGCCAGAAACGTCGATAACGGTGATTTTGCAACCGATGGCTTGCAGGTGCGGCCGGACGCGCTCCATAAGGGCACGGCCTGGTTCGTCATTATCGGGCCATAGCGTGACGTGTTTCCCGGCGAGCGGTGTCCAGTCGGTTTTGTCGAGCGGCGCATTGGAGCCGCCCATGATCGTTGTAGCTTCGATGCCGCAGGAGGCGAGCGCGTCGGCGCATTTTTCACCTTCACACAGGACGACGTGCGAGGCTTCGATGATGTTTTTGATCCGGTATAGCGGACGGACGGGTGGCGCTTTCGGGCGAATACGGAATGTCTTGCGGCCCTCGTTTTCAAACCGTTGGACGACGGCTGTAATATTCCCGTCCCTGTCGTAGTAGTGATAATTGTTGGTCGGAATGCCGAGTTCGGCATCTTCCTTACGTGGCTTATCTCCGAGCTTTTCTTTTTTCTGCGCGATTCGCTCGGATGCCGAGGGCTGCCATGACGGGCGGCTGATGGCTATGGTCTTGTCTCCAAGAAACTCGCTGGCGATTTCTTTAAGCGCGAGGCCAAAGCTTGAGCGGCCATAGCCCATGTATTCTTGATAGAGCTTGATGAGGTCGCCGCCTTCGTTTGTCGCGAAGTCATGCCATAGGCCGGCATCGGCGCCGGTCAATGCGATGCGCAGCGACATGCCGGGGTTTCCGTATTTGTCGCCTATGCGCGCTTCTTTGTTGTTTATGAGGGCGCGGCCTGAGAACAGCCATTGGACGAATGCCGCGGCGTCAGCATTCAGCCGCTGGCGCAAGGCGTCCGCATCAATCTGGCCGTTCTTTTGCTCGCCCTGGCGGGCGGCATTGTTGAAGTCGATGACGCTCACGTTTGCCCCGTAGCGTGTTTATTTAGTCTTGCGCCCAACACCGTTCTTTGTGACCGCACACTTTGCAGCGCCAATCGGTCGGCTCCTTGGCTATTCTGTCGAGAAGCTCACCTGCTCTTGTTGCTTTAATGATGAGAACGGCACGGTCTGACGCTGCTTGTGCCGCCTCGGCGTCGAATGGCACTTGCAGGTGGAGAATTTCGCAGTTGTCGGAATTGACCGCAGTGAACAACGCCGGGTTATCGGTCAAGTCGAGATAGGCCATATAGAGCTGGCACTGGTCGTAGTATTGCGGATACGCCGTGCGGAGCCCGTCTTTTTTAAGCTTGCGCCAGCCGGATGAACCGAGCGCTTTGTGCTCCCACAGGCAAGGGTAAGACATGACGGCCGGCCCACCCCAAATAATGCCGTCTGCATGGCCACGGAATGCGCCATCTACCGCTTCAAATTGTGTGGCGTCAGTATTGCGCTCGATGCGGAATCCGGCGGCTAGTAAAGCTTTGACAGTGATGTCCTCAAACGCATGGCCACGCGCAAAGATACGCTTGGTTCGTGCCGGGTGCGTGGAATCGCATTGCCAATCGTATTGAATACGGCGCAGACATTCGGAGCCGATGCTGGACGCGCCAAGATAATCCCGGCGCGCTTCGCGTTGTTCCGTCAACGCTGCCTGGTCGAGCAGTGCATTGATGGACGTATTGATTTCCGATTCCGCAAGGTTTGCGCGGTTGAGGTCGATTGACACGTTAGAACGCCTCCCCCATTTCGTCTTGCGTCATCAGTGGCCCGCCATGCGCTGAATTATATTCGCGTTCGGTTTCGTCAAGCGATCTTCTGACCACGTTCGGCATGTTTTCGTTGATCTCTGCCATCGCGGCATCGACGAGCTTGTGCGCTGCCCATGCGAGACGGATCATTTCGTCCTTGGTCCAGTCGGTAACAGGCTTATCCCAAGGCACGTCTGTCTCTGCGAGCTTTGACATAATTGATGCGGCTGCACCGGCTTCGTGTGGTTCCGGGTCTCTATTCATGGTTCTGATCGCCTGTTCCACGGACGCTATGCCGTAGCGCATATAGGCTTCTGCCTTGGCCTTGATCCACGCGAACACGGCGGATGTAACGATGAGTCCGATTTCTGTTTCGGACAGCGTACCGACCATGGCGCGTGGATTGATGCCATTGTTAATGAGCGAACGCACGGAGGCGATTGCCGCCTCCGTGGCGTCGCGAATGGCCTGATCGTCCTCTTTGGCCATTTATGCCGCCCAACTTGGCTTGCCGGCAGGCTTGGCGGCTTGCGCAACGGAAGCCGCTGCGGCTCCGATGGTCGTTTGACCGGGCGCCAGAGCTGGTGATGTAACCTGCTCTACCTTGACCCAATCCTTACGGTCAGGCGTGATGGCGGCCCAAAGCGTGTTCTTGTCCTTGTAGCCGTCCTTGCCCTTCTCGATACCGATCTTGCCGATGAATCTGATACCGTCGAGGTCTCCCCAATTATTTAGCCTGCGGCCTGCCTTTGCGGCTTCGCTGTCATCGTCCGGTCTGATGCCGCGTGCCGATTCCACGATAGCGCGGATTTGCGATGCGCTGATCTCAGCCGCTTTCTGATGGCCTTCGGTTGCTCCTTCAACGGTATAAAGCTTCCAGAATTTGCGCTTGGCGAACGGGCCTTCGACGACCGTAAATTCAGCGTCGATTGCGAGCGACGATCCATCTTTGCTGCGCTTGAGCCACCCGCCCTCGCCAGCCCCGCCAGGACGGATTGTCATGTGGCATACGGCAATGGTGTTCTCAGGAATAAGCCCGCCTTCACGCTGCGGTTCGGCATTGTTGAAGTCGATTGTCATCTGTGCTGGTCCTTTCAGGCTGCTTTGGTTGGTTTGCGTCTATTGTTGGCTTGCTCTTTTGGAGTTGCCCAACGACAGTTCCCTGGCTCGTAGTCTCCATCGTTGTTGATACGGTCTAGCGAATGATTGGCGCTTGGCCGAGGTCCCATGTCGGCAAGGAAGTTTTCGAAGCTGTCCCACCGGGCACAAACTTTTATTCCACGAGCCCCATACATGGAGTAGTTGTGAGCATTCGGATTGTTGCAGCGCCAACGCATGTTGACCCAAGTTCGATGCTCTGCCGTAAAACAGCGGCCATGCTTTTTATTCGCAGAACCGACAGCGGCGCTTGCTTCGGCAATACGGCACCCACATGACTTAGTGTTGCCACTCCTCAACCAAGCCGCTGCCACTATGGATTGGTTCCCGCAGTTGCATTGGCAAAGCCACATAACGTTTCCGATTTTGTCTCGGCCAACTTCTCGAATGACAGTCAGGCGCTCAAATTGTTGACCAACAAGATTATGTTTTCTCACGCCGCCTCTCCTTGTGGCAAAGAATGGTCAAGCGATTTGCGCTTCCCTTTACTGACAAGCTTTGCAAGCAACTTGCCAAGGTGCGGCTCTTCGTACATTTCAAGACGGCCAGACCGGTCTTTCGCTGGGTAATCATGCGGATTTGGCTGAGTACAGATAAACGCCCGGTGCTTTTGTCCGTCGAAATCAACAAAATTGAGCGTTATGACCTGATCGACGATGCCCGGCAGTTCTTTGCCGGTCTTGCTGCCTTCGATCTGCAATTCCCACGATACGCGGCTGAAATCGTCGGTGTGCTTTTCGAGAATGCCGACGAAGATCACGTTTTTGCCTCGACAATGCTGGAGTTGCGTCAGCCACGCGATCATTTCACGGCCCATCAATCCGTATGCCGCGCGCGTGTCTTTCTTGCCTTGCGCTGTTGTGGCCTCTGGTTGCTGTTCGGCCCATTTGAAGCAAAGACGGCCCGCGACCGTGATGGAATCGACGAAGATGGTCTCGTACTTGTCGAGCGCCGATGGCGATCCCATGGACTCGACCACGGCATCGTAATGGGCTTGCGAATAGCAGGCCGTTGGCGGCAGGGCCGGGTTAGGGCCGGAAATGTAAGCCGCAATGTGCTGACACTCCTCCCATGTGCGAGGGCGCAACGAATCGACGTTTACGTCCTGCACGGCGAGGTCGCCAGCTTCCAGGTCGATAAAGAGCGTTGTCTTTGGATCGAGTGTGCGCAGCAAAGACGTTTTGCCGACGCCCGCCGGTCCGACTATGAGGGCCTTGACGCCCTTGTCCTGTTTCATCCGCTCGTCGGCGGAAATGATTTTGATCTTTCTTTCGGTCACTTGCTTTGCTCCTTTGCTTACGCTGCTTGCTTGCTCAGAATCGTTTCCGCCGCGTAGCGCGCGATGAGCGCTGCTTCGGCGCGGCCGTGGTCTTTCTTGCGGGCGAAGTGTTCAGGTGTCTTGGCGAACATGCGAAGCGCGAGTTCGCGGGCGCATTCTTTGTCTGCGGTCAAGTTGAAGTGCCGTTTCCACTTGGCAGGCGTCACGAAATGCAGCGGGATGCCTGCCGCCTGGACAACACCGATTACGGTCCCGAACGAACGGCCAAATTTGAATGTGCTTGATACGCCCTGCTTTGGCATTGCGGATACAAGTTCGATCACGGCCACGTCAGGATTCATTTGCTTGATGCGGTCAAACAATGTGGCCGCCGCAATCTGGTCGTATACGGTCGGAACGTCCTCTGCGAGGACGCGATCCGGCACGTCTGGAAAATAGAAGGCGATGGCGCCGCTAATGCCGGGGTCAATGCCAAGGATGCATTTCACGGTTCGCGCCCCTCTTGATTGCATTCGCAGGCCCACATGATCGCGGAATAGTCGGAGGCGAGCACGCCGGGAATCCAGCCGGCCGCGATGTAGCGTTCGATATCGCGCCACGTCACATAGCGATACGTGCCAGTGCGTATCATCGCGGCCTCGGCGCCCGTTCGTGGGCATCGGCGGGGCGGTAGTTGATGAAAGCGCAAGCCTCGCAATACGGTAGCGTGCCGAATACGGGCTGACCGCAATACGTCATCGCGCGCGGATCGTCGCACATCGGATTGGGGTTGCGGCAAGTCTTGGACGTGAGTGCGAAAATATCGATTCCGAGAAACTCTGCCGGCAATGGCCGCGGCTTCAGCGGCTTGGCCTTTTTCATTTTTGGCGGCACGTCGAAAGGCAGCTTGAGTTTCTTGGGCTCGCCTTTGCGGCGTAATCCGGTCGTGCGCTTGATGCCGGTCATGCGTGTTTTCAGGACACCGGCCCGAAACAGAATGCCACATGCGGCGTTGCGCGTTATGCCGAGTTTGCACCCGATTTGCGTGTAGGATGCGCCCGACTTGTAAAGATCGATCACGCGCGCCTTGAAATCATCTGTCCACTTGTTGGCGCGCGGCTGTTTGCGTACCGGGATGCCAAGGCGGCGTCGCGCAGCTTCAACGCCTTTTGCGGTCATGCCCACATCGCGCGCAATGTCCGCAATAGAGACACCTGCGGTGTAGGCCTCAATAATGCGAAGATCGCGCGGTCTGAATGCGTTAGCGTTCATGGCGTTTCCTCTCCCACCACAGCCTGAGCCTTAACCACAACAGCGTTAGAAGCCCCGGCGATTGCTTTTGTGATTTCAAGTTCGTGCTCCAGGCGCCGCATTTGCCGCTCGCATTCGGCCTGATATGCGGCCTGCAAGCGCATGTAGATTGAAACGGCGATGTCTTGGGGTTTGCGATAACGCAATGACCAGAACGTATGAGCCGAGATGCCATAACGTGCCTCAAGGCGCCGCCATGCGTTAGGCTGGTCGCCCGGCCCTCTGGTCTCGGAGCGGGTCAGCTCCTTTGCCCATTCGGCCGCTTGGTCAACGTAAGTCATCGGCAAAACCTTTTTGCTCATTTGCAAACCCTCATGTGCGATTGGATCAACCGACATGAAGGCACTTCCAACACAGCTACAAAGACGCCTTCTTCGCCGTTGGCGCGGCGAACTCGTTACGAGTTTTTGGAATTGGCTGGTTCATCGCGATGCCCCGCGCGATGAAAGAGGCCGGGCGGACAATGGGAGAATGTTGTCCGCCCGGCTCAATTGCGCGTGCCAAAGGGGGGGGACGCACGCGCACCGCTCGGGTCGAACATGCGAGCGGGTAACTGAATGAAATGGATTATTGCGATTGCCGCCGTATTGCTGGTCGCGGCTGTGATCTACTTCGCGCCACGTTGTCAGCCGGGAGACGACGCGATCCGAATCGGCGGGGTAATCGTGGCGGGGTGCAAGTGAGCGTTGCGTCATGCCGCGCTCTCCTGTTCGGATTGCGCGGGCTCGACCATGCCCCAGAGCGAGGCGGGAGCCGTCTTGCCTCTGGCGGCAAGGGCTCTTGTCAGCGTGACATATGTATTGGGTGGGAAGCGGCCGGATGCGTGCCAGTTATGAACCGCAGCATATTTACGGCCGGTCATTTCGGCCACCGCATGAATGCCGCCGAGCGCGTCAATCACTTCGGTCGCGGCGTTATCTGGAATTGATCGGGGTCTCGCCATGACCCCTCTATAATCTAACGTGGCTAGATAATCAAGACCCTAAAATGCTTAGGTTGAGCGAATATCTAACGAAATGCGATATTCGTAACGATGGGACGCCCGATAGAAAAAGTGGGACCGCCAGGGTCACAAGCCGAGCGAATGCGGATACTGCGGGAGGCTATGGGTTATCAGACCCAAGCCGCCTTTGCTAAACGGTATGGCCTCGATCCGAAACGGTGGAACCACTACGAAACGGGCCGGATCGAGGTGCCGCTTAATGTTGCCCGGATGCTGGCGCGTCAGATACCGGGCCTATCGCCCGGCTGGATCACGGACGCCGCAACGGGCGATCTGTCGTTAGAAATGGCCCGTAAGTTGGGCGTCCTGCCTCCCGGCGCGTCCTGAGACAGGAACGTGTCAATCAGTTCACGGGCATAAGCCAGAACAATCCGGGCGTCCGCCACGTCTGCCGGGAGCTGGGCGACTAGCTCAACCGCATGTCGGCGTAGCTGACCGTCATTCGCGCGCATTCCCTCGCCCCCCTCACTGTGATTTCTATCCTAACGCTAGCATTTTAATCCTATCGTGTCACGCTCTTTATTATGGCGAAATTTTTGCGGCCGTGGCGGGGGGTGCGGCATCCTGCCGCACCATTATCTAACAAGATAAGAAAATATGGCTTGATTATCTAAAGCATTTAGATTAGTGTCTCCCCATCGAGCACGGGAGACGACAGATGACCAATTACGAAACAGTGTGCATCACTCGCTGCGGCTTCAACTTCCTGCATAGCGAAGGCGTTGACCTCGCCGCCCGTGTTGTTCGGCATCGTTATGAAAAGCGCGAGGACGGCAGCACCTTCCAATCTCTGCAAGACCAGCGTGATGCGCAGGTTCTGTTTATCCCCCGTTTTGGGGTGTGGGGGTGATGCTGCACCGCAGGGGTGAACGCTAGCAACCCTGCAACGCCGGCCGGGGCGTTCGTCAAAATACCGGCCGCCTAACCGCCACAGGAACACAAAGCCGAGCACGGGAGACGACAGATGTCCGACCGCAACATCGAAATCACGGAAGACATCGCCGCTAGGGTTCTGTCGGTCATCGACGCGGGCCTTGTGAGTGGTCGTGGCGAGCCCGAGCCCGGAAAAATGTGTGTTGAGGCGGCAGTCTGCTACGCGCTCGGCCTTCCGCATAGCGATGACCCTCAGTGCGTATCTCGTGCGGTACGATCACTGAAAATCCGGTTGAATGACCAAAGTTGGTCGTCACCTGCGGCCCGCGCAAAGGGCCTGCGCCGTCTCGGCATCGCGCAACTCGGGTCGCGCAATGTGATCGACGATAAAGAATTTGCAAGGCAAGTCGCAGAACTGGTGATTCGCAAGCAATTGCCAAAAGCACTACGGGCCGTTGCTTCAATCCAGAAAATCGCCGTACATCGCGATGCGTTGCTTGAAGCGGCGATCCAGTGCGAAGCCAAGGGGACCGAGCAATCAGCGCGTAAGGCTGCCGCCACCGCCGCCGCCGCCGCCGACGCCGCCTACGCCGCCGCCGCCGCCGCCACCGCCACCGCCACCTACGCCACCTACGCCGCCTACGCCGCCGCCGCCGACGCCGCCGCCACCGCCACCTACGCCACCTACGTCACCTACACCACCTACGCCGCCGCCGACGCCGCCGCCGCCGCCGCCGCCGCCGACGCCGCCGCCGACGCCAAAAAGAAAGCGCGCGACGAGTCGCTGGCTGAGTTTGCAGAGGATGTCGTCAACATCCTGGCCAGCATGGGCGCGCCCGGTTGTCGTTTCCTGCATCTTACGGAGGCCGCATGACCGCCCCCGACAACTTCGCCAAGTTCTCCCCACGCGAATTGCGCGAATTGAAGCCACGCCTTTCATTCAATTGGCGATGCCCGGAATGCAAATGCGAATGGGTGGGCGGCGTCACAACTGCCTATCACTGCGGAGTGTACGCGGTCGAAATCGACTATGAAATCGACGACGACGAACAGGAGGACAACTAGATGGACTCTATCATCGGGGCCATTGGCTTCCTGCTCGTATGCTCAATCCTCGCATGGGGGATGTTCTGATGACCCTTTCAGAGATTTACGAGCGCGTGCTGGCGCAATGCCTTGACGCCGGGATCGGCTACGACGAGGCGCACAAGATCGCGACGGACATCGCAGAGCAGATCGCACGTATCAAGCAGGAGGCCGCGTGATGAATTTCCGCGCCGCGATCAAGCGCCACGAGGATTTGGCGAACGCCTTCGCCCGCATCGGCAAGGCAAAGCTCGCTCGGATGCATATCCTCCGCGCAGAACAGCTCCGCAAGGCCAAGCAGATCAGGAAAGAAGCGAAAGCGTCATGAATCCGCGCCTCGACCCGCAAATCATCCAGCAGCAGATCGCCGGGCTTCTTATCGAATTTCCGGAACTAGCGGAGGACGACATTCTGCGCGCCGATATGATCGAAGGCGAGACGCAGGCCATCGAGTTTCTTGCCGAGATCGTCCGACGCATCGAGGACACCGCGGCTCTGCGGGATGGTGTAGCCGAGCGCATCCGTGAACTAGCCGAGCGCAAGTCCCGCTTCGAACGGCGCGTCGAAGCGCTGCGCAGCATGGCGTTCAAGGTGATGAATACGGCCGATCTGAAAAAGGTCGAACTGCCGACAGCGACGCTTTCAATCAGAAACGGCGCGCCGCAGGTCGTCATCCATGACTCGAACAGCCTGCCGGCCGACTGCCTTCGGATCAAAACCGAGCCCGACAAGACAGCCATCAAAGAGAAGCTGAAGGCCGGGGGGGTCGTGCCCGGAGCTTACCTGAGCAATTCCGAGCCAACCCTTTCTATTCGGGTGAAGTGATGTTTGACGCGACCCAAAATAAGGAATTGAACGCGCCTCTCAACCGTTCGCACGTCAAGTCGCGGTCACAGGGCGGTCGGCAGGTCAGCTACATCGAAGGCTGGCACGTCATAGCCGAGGCGAACCGCATCTTCGGCTTCGATGCCTGGTCCCGCGAGACGATCGACGTGAAATGCGTGTCAGAACGCGAGCGCGAGATCGGTCCAAGCAAGCAACCTGGATGGGCCGTCACCTATATCTGCCGCGTCCGCATCAAGGTCGGCGACGTGATCCGCGACGGCAAGCTGAAACGATGCCCCTGCACCATCTGCGGGACCACGAAGCACGTTCACGCGCACCACAAGGATTATTCGAAGCCCCTCGATGTGACCTGGCTCTGCGCCCGGTGTCACCATCGGCTGCATTCGGCGTTCCCCGAACTCGGCGGGCACGCGGAGAAATCGGCATGAACGTCCGCGACAACGCCATGCACTGCGAAGCAAAGAAGCACGCCTTCCGACAAACCCAAGATGGCGTTGTTGTATCCTTTGTCCTGCATCCGCAGGAGGTGCCGAGTGGCCTGACCCTCGCCGCGCTTGGTACTCGCTACATGCTGGCGCTTGTAGAGATTGGCGACAACGACCAGCCAGTTGCAGGAGCCGGATGGCGACCGGCAAGCCGCTCAATCGCGAACGAACAGAGAGCGGAGCAACGCCACCCAGGAGGCGACGGCGACCCCGCCAGATGCGTGCGGGAAATCTGCGGCGTCACGTCCAGATCACAGATCGTGCCGGGCACCGGAGCCGCTGCGACATGGCGGATTCTTGCCGCCGACTACCGCGCATGGATGCGCGAGCCGGAGGTGATCTGATGTCCCGATCGCTTCCCGAGTGGATCGGCAAGACACCCGACCAGCGCGTCCCTCCGCGCGTCCGTGCCCGCATCTTCCTCCGCCACCACGGCATCTGCCATCGCTCCGGACGCAAGATCGGCCCCGGCGACAAGTGGGACTTGGACCACATCATCGCGCTCATCAACGGGGGCGAGCACAAGGAAAGCAATCTTGCCCCGATCCTCCGCGACAAGGCCCACAAGGAAAAGACCGCAGAGGACATGCGCATCAAGAGCAAGACGGCTCGGATGCGCGCGAAGCACCTCGGCATCCGCAAGCCTCGCAAGATCACTCGCTGGCGGAAGATGGACGGCACGCCGGTTTACGCCGGCAGCGAGCGGTCTGCAATGATCACGACCACGCCGGAACGCACTTGATTTCTACTTAACTACGAAGGGGATGGACATGGCCGATAAGACAAAGGTGCCAGGCAACAAGAGCGACGCAGCGGCCTATCACACGATGGTTGGGCTGGTCATGGCGCTTGAAGCGCTCGGTGGGGACAAGCCCAAAAGCACTATGCCGGGCTTCGCCATGGCGATTGCCTTGGTGGAACGGGAGATCGCAGAGCAGCGCGCCAGGAATTGCGCCGCCGCGTATCGAGCCGCAGCCCGCGCCGGCTTTGACGTTTCCAAGGTCACACAGATTCACACGCTCGTCATCGACGGCGATGTCTGCTTTGAGGTTACGGAAGGCGACCTGATCGACCGTGCCGAGATGGGCGAATAGCAGTTAATGGAGCATAACATGCTGACACGTCGCGGATTGATTACCGGGCTTTCTGCCCTGATCGCAGCTCCGGCCATCGCGTCGTTCTCGCCTGCATGGTCCCGCCCGAGTTCTGAAATCACATACCGCCGTTTAACGAGGTTGAGAAATGCGCTGCCCTAAATGCAACACGGAATGCGCCCGCAATGCAGTTCATGACGGCGTCGCGATGCTTTACGGCCCTTGGGGTTGCCCCGGCTGCGCGTGGTCTGAGTGGGCTGAATATGACCTATCGACCGGCAAAGACCCGCGCGATGAACGCGGCGGCATGATTGACCAGTACGGCGGCTATCACCCGCCCGGATCGTTCACGGTTGAGGAAGGCCCGGATTTCGCAGCATAACCCGCCACACCATCCCGCCCGGCTCCTATGGAGGGTTAGATGACACTGACTGCTGAGGTGATTGGAAGGCCTTGGCGCGCAGAGCGCAGCAAGCGCGATCATGGCCGCGTAATCGTGCGCCGCGCAGATGGCGCTTGGATGGTCGATTTGGATGGCGAAAACGCCGAACCGCTCGCGGAATTGATCGTTAGCGCCGTCAATGCTCAGGGCAGACAGTTTGAGCCCGAAGAAGGCGAAATTCTCGAGGCCATCGGCCAAAAATACCGCGGGGACCACAACATTGAGACGCTGCTCGTCATCCTGACGCGCGTGGCATTCGAGCGACTCCAATTGTTGCAGGCACTCAAAGAGTTGATCGAAGCGTCCGGGAGCATGGCGCCCGTTGGCGGGGAAGCAAGATACGAGGCGGCAGTAGAGCGGGCTGAGGCCGCAATCGCGAAGGTGAAGGTCTGAGCCATGACGCTTAAGAGCACGTCTGACAGCTTTTCGTGCGCTAAAGAGCACGTCGCGGGCGCAGCCCCGCTGGTTGACCCGCAACCCCACCAGATGAACGACCGGGCCCTGCTGATGGACGAGATCGAAAGGCTGGCGTCCGAATTGAGCGCCGCGTGCGGCTACATGCGCAACGCCTCGATTGACCTATCAACTGGATGCCCGAAATCGACCGCGATCCGAACAATCGAAGGCGGGCTGAAACGGTTTGAATCCGCGCTCAATTACTCAGCCTCACTGAGCAACCCGCCACAGACGCAAACCCCGCGTTAATTCCCCATTACACACATGATCGCAGCCACGCTCTTTTCCGGGATCGGCGCTCCAGAGGTCGCAATGCCTCATTGGGATTGGGCGTGGCGACGCCGCCAACGATTTCAATGGGCCAGTGCCGCATGAACAAGTTGCGCCATACAAGGATCACGCTGGACGAGGCGAACGCCTTCGTTACTCGCTTGCACCGGCATCACAAGCCGGTCGTGGGGCACCTGTTCTCGATAGGCGCTGTTCTGAATGACGAACTGGTCGGCGTGGCCATCGTCGGCCGCCCAGTCTCGCGGATGCGAGACGACGGACTGACGGCCGAAGTCACCCGCCTCTGCACGGACGGCACCCCGAACGCCTGCTCCTTCCTTTATGGAGCCGCAGCTCGAGCTGCGTTCGCTCTCGGCTTCCAACGGATCGGGACTTACATCCTCGCACGCGAAAATGGCGTGACGCTGAAAGCCGCCGGCTGGCGCTTGATCGGTGAGACCAAGGGCGGTTCCTGGTCGCGGCCGTCGCGCGGACGCACCGACAAGCATCCGACCGAGCCGAAGTTGCTTTTCGAACTTAGACGCTAATGGGAAATCAGCGATGACACACAGAAGCGCCGTGGAATTTTGGGCTGACTGGATTGTCGATGCGGTGGCTGCCGCTACGCAGGACCGTCGCTTTCTTCGCGGCGATGAACATGTCCCTGATCCCACCGAAGAGCAGATAGCTTCCGGAACTGACGAAAACCGCCGTTAAGGCAGAAGACCCCCATGGCAGAAAACAGCAAAATCGAATGGACGCACCACACCTTCAACCCGTGGGTCGGGTGCGCGAAGGTCAGCCCGGCGTGCGACCGTTGTTACGCTGAGGGCTGGGCCAAACGGTCTGGTCTGGTGGAGTGGGGGCCACACGCGGAACGCAGGCGGACATCGGCGGAAAACTGGAAGAAGCCGCACGCGTGGAATCGCGCGGCGGCGAAGGCCGGAACCCGCGCCCGCGTGTTTTGTGCGTCCTTGGCTGACTGGCTGGACAATCAGGTCGATATGGACTGGCGCGACGATCTGGCAAACCTGATCGAAGCGACACCTCAACTCGACTGGCTCCTGCTCACGAAGCGCATCGGCAATTGGGACAAGTACGCCCCTTGGCCCGATGACGACGTGCCGGGCAACGTATGGCTCGGAATCACCTGCGGTTCTCAGGAAGAATACGACCGCGACTGGCCAAAGCTGCTGGCGGTCCAGAACAGCAACGTGAAGTTCATCAGCTATGAGCCGGCAATAGGACCGTTGCGTATCCAGTCCGGCCCAACGCCGGACTGGATCATCTGCGGCGGCGAGAGCGGCCATGGCGCGCGCCTGATGGACCCACAATGGGCGCGGGACCTTCGTGACGACTGCAAGGACGAAGGCATCGCATTCTTTATGAAGCAGATGACCGGAAAGAAGCCGATTCCCGACGATCTGCTGATCCGGCAGTTTCCGCGCTAATTCCCCAAGAGCACCTATGACTGACACACCGACCATGACCCGCAAGACTGAGCGCCGGCACCGCGCAAAGGCGGGCATGGGCGTCTATGTCACCGATCAGGAATTGATCGAGTACCTGGGCCTGCCTGCCGACATTGCGCGCCGGGCGATCCAGCACCTTGACCATAATCCACGGCTAGGTTTCCCCCGGAAACAGCCTTTTTGGGGGGATAGGCGCTACCTGCCAGCTATCCAGAAATGGCTTGACGCGCACAATGGGCTTAAAATCGACGACCCAAAACGGAGATCGTCATGAACCGCAAGCCACCCAAGATTACGAACGCGCCGGGCATCAATTGGATGCCGCGCAAAGACGGGCAATGGAAGGCGCTATGGCGAGCGCGGGCCGATCTGGTAGAGCGCGGCTACCGTCCAAAGTCTGTCGGCATCTGGATCGGCACACCGGACGAATTGGACGAGCCAAACATCCTATGGATACAGCAACGCGCCAACGATCTGCAAAATGACATGCTGGTGTGGGGCCGCGGTGGACTGCCGACGATCGCCGGCACGTTTGATGGATCGCTGGATTCGCTGGCGATGGCCTACCGGATGGACCCGGATTCGCCCTACCACAAAAAGCGGTATGTCACCCGCAAGTTTTACGACCGCCTGATCGGAGTCCTGTCGGACCGTCACGGCTCGGAAATGATTGAGGACATCAAAGGCCGCACCGTCCTGCGCTGGCATGAAGAATGGTCAGCCGGCGGGCGTGTCGCGATGGGTCATGCACTCGTCGGGATGCTGCGCACTCTCGTCAATTTCGGCGTTACGATCCTTGAAAGCGAGGAATGTGAACGCTTGGCGCTGGTCTTGTCCAAGCAACGCTTTGCGATGGCGAAGCCGCGAAGCGAGGCGCTGACGGCGGACATGGCGAACGCGATCCGCGCGAAGGCGCACGAGACGGGGCGGCCGTCGATTGCTCTTGCTCAAGCTCTGCAATTCGAGCTGATGCTGCGCCAGAAGGACGTAATCGGGGAATGGGTGCCGATTGCCGAGCCCGGCGTGTCCGACGTTACAAACGATGTCGGCTCGAAATGGCTGCGCGGGCTGCGCTGGGAGGAGATCGACCAGAATCTGGTGTTGCGCCACGTCACCAGCAAACGCGGCAAGCCGATTGAGGTCTGCCTACGCGACGCACCGATGGTGATGGAGGAGCTGACAAAGCAATTCCCGAACGGCCTGCCCGCGTCGGGCCCGGTGATCCTCTATGAAAAAACCGGCAAGCCGTGGAACCAGACCTATTTTAGGCAAGCATGGCGTGACATCGCCAACGAGTGCGGCGTTCCCAAGACGGTGCGGAATATGGACTCGCGCGCCGGAGCAATTACTGAGGCGACCGATGCCGGGGCCGATCTTGAGCATGTCCGGCACGCGGCGACGCATAGCGACATCGGCATGACGCAGCGGTACTCCCGAGGCGATGCCGGGAAGACCGCAAACGTGATGCGGCTGCGGTCAGAATATCGGAACAGGAAGCGAACCTGAGACGCAAGAACGTAGTGCGAAACTGATGATACACTGGCTTACACTTTGGCCTTGATCCATCTGCGGAATTTCCGACCAAGCGTTAATAATTGGTTAAAAAGTAATCCAATCGGATCAAAGGCTCAGTGTATCAACCGGCGCTAAGGAACGGAAAGGAAACAGAATGATTGCGGGCGGGCCTGCGCAAGAGGGATATGGAGCGATGAGCGGCGACCTTAACAGGGCATGGCCCTATCAGCGCGGCTATGCCGCCATCGGGCTCTGGCGTCCAAAGGACAAGGCCAACATCGGCGGTGTGATCCGCGCCGCGTGGTGCCATGGAGCGTCCATGGTGGCGGTCGGCCTTCCGCGCGGGAACGCAAACGAAGGCATCCGTCACAGTGCCAACACGCCGTCGGCATGGAAACACATTCCGGTCATCACTGGCAACGACCTGCACCCTCTGATTCCGTTCGATTGCGTGCCAGTAGCGGTTGACCTTGTACCGAACGCCTGCCCGCTGCCAAGTTACCAGCACCCGCAGCGCGCATTTTACGTGTTTGGTCCCGAGGACGGGACGCTCAGTGAGGCCGTTCTTGATTGGTGCCGAGACCGTGTGTCGGTGCCGACGCGAACCTGCATGAATTTGGCCGCGACCGTGAACGTCGTGCTCTACGACCGAATCGCGAAGGCGATGCGATCGGCCCGCAAGGCGGCCTGACCGCAATGCCGCCGCGAACTATGTTGATAGGACGGCAACGCACATGACCAAGCCAACCCGTAAGAGTCAGTCGGCAAAGGCTGCCCGCGCGGAAGAAAAGAGAATGGCGAAGATTGAGGCCGAACGTACGGTCCGCGCTGAGCGCGTCGCCAAGGTCTGGCGCAACGATCTGTCGCACAAGGACTGGCTACTCGACGGCCGACCAGTGCGCGGGACGTTCCTGCTGGAAAAGTTCAATAATCTTGACTGGGACAAAGCCTGGGTAGACCTTGGGCCGTCGATCGCTGGGAATCTTGGTCCGTACTGGCATGTTCCGATGAAAGAGGGGCATGGCGACACCACGCACCGCCTGTACCCGAAGGTGCTGCAATCGAAATGGGCGATGCTGATCCTGCACGCCTGCAATGAAGTGAAACGCGCCGCGCGCTCACCGCAAAAGAGCGTGCGGCAAAATCTCGGGTCGATATGTCCGCCCTCAGCACCTACGGGTCCGAGCGGTTCGAGGCGCGCGATGTCTCGTGAGCGTGGACGGCGTCGAAGTCCGATGGATTATCCAGTGACCGGCCGCCAATTCGCTTCCATCCGCAAGCGCCTCGGCCTCAGTCTCTACGACTGGGGCCGTGCGCTCGGCTACGCCGGCAACCGCAACACGATCCAAGTCGCCATACACCGCTACGAGACCGGCGAGCGCGACATCCCGCCGTGGATTGGCAGACTAGCCAGCATGTTCGACCTGCACGGGGTGCCGCCTGAGTTCATCGAATGCTAAGCGCAAATAAAAAAGCCCGGCGCACCGTGAGGTGGCCGGGCCAGTCTGATACGCCACGCGGGAGAAAGGCTATCGCGGCAACGGATTAAGCTGCCCACGCAAATAGTCGAGTTGTGATTTTGTTTCTCGTATCTGATCCCACATGCGCCGGTCGCGATCATTCAATTCCGCCAGCGCCCGAAGCCTATCGTCCTTGGCCTCGCGGATATAGCCGCGCAATGTCTCCTGATCTCCACGGATCGGCAGGAGCGCCATTGTGCCCAAGCCGCCGACCAGGGTTAAGATGAACATCAGGAACCCGATGGCCGGGGCCAGCATCCATTTGCGATCATCCTTCGCATCGATCTTGGAACTGATCCGATCAAGAGCGGCTGACACTTCTTGCCGCAGGCTGGCGATGCTTTGATCGACTCGGACGCCAAGCGCGTTGACGTTAGTGCCAAGCGCCTGAACATCGCTTTCAAGGCCAAGAACCTTCTGGTTCAGGGCGGCGATATTCGTTCCGCGCGAGCCATTGGTATCCTCGCTCATCGGCGTCAATTCCCCTTGCAGGTTGCGCTATAAGCCGCGGCGAGCCGGTTCATGTAGCGGGCTGATTCCGGCGTGTCCTGGCGCGATGGACGAAGCACCCCGCCAGCCTGCCGCACCACCTCACAAAACGGGGCCTTGCCGGTCGGGGCCGGCTGAACCGGCTGTGTGCAGGTCAGATAGGCGATGCCGAGCGCGAAGCCGATGCAGGTTGAGATCATAGGACGCCGTTCCTGTAACAATTCGTGACTTGATTTGTCCGATAAAGTCGGACTACTTTCTCACATGAAGCGACGGGATGGCCCGACGCAGAAGCTCACAGGGGCAGAACATGACCGCTTACACCCTCAATTTCTGGTCCAAAAATTGCGGCGCCACGCAAATCCGCCGGGTCTATGTCAACGCTGCCGACCGGTCCTCTCTCGGATACTTTGAGGAACGGATCGGATTGTCCGGCCGCGGCGAGAGCTATTATGATCAGCACCGGCTCGCGAAGGGCGACGCGACGGCTGAGACAGGCCGCACCTATGCCTGCACGGTTCCGGCTGAGGCCGCAGCGGCGATCTATGCCGCCCCGTCCATCGCCGCTCATATCGCAGCCGCGAAGTCCGATGACGATTTTTCCAAATTCGACGCCCTCGTCCATCACGCGCGCGGCGTTGACATTATGCCGTATCACCCGGCGAAGTCCGCTGCAGGCCGCGCCGAGCGGAAGGCGATCAAGGAACGTCAATCGTTCATGATTGAACTGTGACGATGACCATCATATCCCTTATGATTGAACGCTGCGGCCTCTCTCAGTCTGAGGCCGCAGACTTCTTGAAGATCAGCCCGTCATATATCGACAAGATGTGCCGGGGCGTCCGGTCCACGCCGGACGGCATCATCGCCGAATTGTGCGATCTCTACGCGCGGATCGACGCGACGGCCGCCGGAATTATGCGGTCGGTATCCGCCCTGGCACAAAAGGGCGTTGAGCCCGAGGACCGCATTGTCTGTACGATGACGGACGCTCAGGCCCGCGAGCGGGGATGGCCGTGCGCGTCGGCAGCCAATGCGGCCGTAGCAATCGCTATCGCGCTCTGCGAACACGATTTTATCGTCGAGCCCCTCGACGGCTAATCCCGATACTCGATGTCCGCCTCGTCCATTGCGGCCTGCGTGCGCTTCAAGGCATCGTCCTCAAGCTTGCGCCCCGCATTGATCGCAGCATCGGCCCCGGCCTGCCGGTCATCCGCAGATCGCTTCCATGAGAAGAAATCGCGGATGAGGCCGACGAAGGTGGTGATAGCCGATAGGATCGCGGTCCAGCTCATGCGGACTTGCGCTGCTGGTAGAGCCACCAGCCGAAGGTGGCGAGCGCGACGATGCCGCTGATGGCAGCCTGCGTCATTTCACCATCGGCAACGCTCTTGCCGAGCCACATCCCGGCGCCATTGTAGAGAAGGATTCGCAGAACCTGTTCCCATGTACCCATAGTATGGCCTTTCATTGTGATGCCGGATTCCGTCCGGCGCGGATTACTTCTTCGGACACAGGACGTGCGCCGATTGCTTGCAGGCCAGTAGCCGTGACTGGACGCAGGCCGCCAGAGCGAAGCCGATCAGGATCAGTACGACAGCGGTGCGGATCATGGCCTATAACTTCGCCACCTCTGCGATCACGCGATTATGCACAACCGGCGCGTCGTCAAGCCACGTATGCCCGCCGTCCATTAGAAGGTCGGTTATGCGCGGCGTTCCTGTCGGCTTAAGCTGCCCTCGTCCGATCGCGCCCTGCGCCTGCCGGATACCGATTGCGCGCTGAATATTTCCTGGCACGGTCAGATCGTATTGTGCAGCCGGGTCAATTGCGATCAGGAGCGCGATCCTGATGTTTGGAATAAGACGCGCTGCCATTAGTAACACGTTCGCGCCGAACGAATGCCCAACAAGTACGACGGTCTGGCCGTTGTCCCGGAGCCGCTTGATTTCATCTGCGATGACTTGCTTGTTCGCGAACCACGCGAGAAAGAAAAACGAGTGGTTCCAGACCTGCGTGTTGTAGCCGAGGCTGCTTAGCTTACCCGCAAGCGTGTCCATGCCGCGCGAATAAATCATCCCAAGCAGACCGCGAACGAGGATGACAGTGATTTGCTTTGCCGGTGTAGTCATGAGCGCGCCGCCCACTTGATTGCCGTTGCCCT